AATAAGCTTTTTGAGAAGACGAACCCTGATCTGTACACACAATACACGAAGGAATCACAATCACGGCGGTTTACCGTGAAGGAGGAGACGTTATGACAGATAAAGTGAATGAGATTAAAGGAAAGCTCGTGCAATCCCCAACCGTTACAACACCAACCGGGGTGGCAGCCGGCGCAACGATACAGCCGCAAGCCAAGAGACCGATGAATCCGTACCAGAACATCCAAGACCTGTTCAAGCGGATGGCGCCGGAGATCGCTAAGGTACTCCCAAAGCACATCAAGAGTGATCACTTGTTACGGGTCGCGCTTACCGAGATACGCAAGAACCCGAAGCTCCTCGAGTGTTCCTCTCAGTCGTTACTCGGCGCGTTGATGCTTGCGGCACAACTTGGACTTGAACCCGGTATCCTCGGGCACGCGTATCTGATCCCTTACTACAACTCAAAGACTCGTAGCACGGAAGTGCAATTCCAGATTGGGTACAAAGGATATATCGATCTTGTACGCCGATCCGGCGAGCTCCAAACCCTTGACGTCCACGAGGTGTGCCGGAACGACGTATTCGAGTACGAATACGGTCTTACACCAAAGCTGATGCACCGCCCGGCACTCGAGAACCGCGGCGCCCCTTACTGTTATTACGCGATCGCAAAGCTCAAGGACGGCGGGTTCTCGTATCTCGTGATGAGCATTCAGGATGTCGAGAAGTTCCGCAAACGGTCCAAGTCACCCGATTATGGTCCTTGGGTTACCGACTACGACGCGATGGCCAAGAAGACCGTTATCAAGCAACTCGCAAAATATCTCCCGTTATCGACCGAGATTCAGATGCAGATCGTGCAGGATGAGGTTACCAAGAAGGAATACGAAGACGTGTTCGAAGCGGCCGACGAGACCGACTGGGTTGATATCAGCCAGCCGCAGCCGGAACTCGCGAAGCACGAACAGGCAACGGAATAATCAGCAATAAGGCGCCTCTCGCCTTTGAGGGGCGCTATCTATTATACGGAGATGGTTATATGAGAATGAGCGACGGCGTTCGCGGAATCAAGAGGAGGTGATCCGGATGACTTACATCGATATGATCAATCGTTTCTGGAATATGGACATAGAATATCATTTTACCGCTTCCGAAACAAGGCTATATTTCAAACTGATGGAAATAGCGAATAGAGTAGGGTGGAAAGTGTCGGTGTCCGTGCCTAATATTCGGTTGGCTTCAGATGTCGGGATATCCGAGAAACACCTCATATCAATTCGGCAACGCCTTCACGATGTTAAATTGATCGTATGTATAAAAGGCAACACGCGGACCGCTTGCAAGTATATCGTTGATCCGGATAATTTTAAGGTCGATTCCTTACCAAATACGGATAAAAAGGTAAGTAATAAAGAAGCTGATAAAATCGATTCCTTACCTAAAACGTACACTGAGGTAAGTAATCAGGTAAGTAATCAGGTAAGTAATCAGGTAAGTAATCAGGTAAGTAATCAGGTAAACATATATAAGACAAGACCAGAGGAGATTAGAGAAGAGAAGACTTTAGCTTCTCCTCTTTTAGATGAGAAAGATTCTAAAAGAGGAGAAGCACACATGAGCGCCGAACCCGAAAAAGAATCTTTTCCGGCAAAACCGAATCGCCCGCCTACTCCCTATCAAGACATCTACGAGATGTTCATCTCTATCTGCTCAACCCTTCCTCAAATCCAAGAGCCTACCAAATGGGCCAAATCGCGGCGTGATTGCGTTAGCGCCCGATGGCGTGAACATCCGGATATCGGTTTTTTTTACGATCTATTCCATCGAATTGATGCGTCGGATTTTCTGTCAGGACGCGCTAAAGCGTTCAAAGCCGGATTCGATTGGATATTCAAGCCTGCGAACCTTCAAAAGATACTCGAAGGGAACTATGACAACCGAGATAACAGCGCGCAGAAGTTTGCGGGGCTAAAGGCATTCTGGGAGGAAGCACAGGCGGAGGAGGCGATGAAAGATGCCGCTAAGTAAGAAGGCGTTCGGAGAAGCAATGGCGATACTCGGCACGTATTACGACAAAATCGATGCAACGCTCGGAGATACAATTAAAACCAAAGCGTGGTATTCGGCGCTTCAAGATATGGAGGACGCCGAGCTCAGAGCGGCCGTGAATGATTACGTCAAGACCGGGAAGTTCGCGCCAATGCCTGCTGACCTTTGGGATCGGGTGAGAACAATGCGCGAGGCCCAAAATCCGCAACTCACCGCCGAGGAGGCGTGGACTATCGTGTATCGCGATATCTCTCGCCTCGGCTATTATGCCGAACCCGAGTACGACGATTGGAAGCTCGAAGCGGCTAAGAACTCCATAGGTTGGGAAACATTATGTGATCTCAAGGAGAACACGCTGATGGCAACGCGCGCTCATTTTTTGAGGATATACGGCAGCTTTACGCAACGAGAGAAGATCGCGGCCGCGTCCGACAATCCAATGGCTAAGGCGTTCGTGAATAACCTCGTGACACAACTCACCGGCAAGAAAGCGCTAAAAGAGTTGGAGGGCAACCATGATCATTGAAATCCCCGCTCTCCCGCCCTCCGTGAACCACTACTTCAAACGTTCCCGCAACGGGCGGCTATACCTTGACGCGGAAGCGCGGGCGTTCGTTGAAATGGCGCAACTAATCGCCAAACAAGCCGCGAAGAAAGCGCGATACAAGATAATTCCGGCCGGGAAGTTCTTCTATCTCGTGATCGGATTTGAGTTCGCCAATCGCCGATTCGCGGATCCAAACAATATGCTAAAGATACTGATAGATGCGCTCCAGGGAATCCTGTTTGAAAACGACAAATGGGCGCTTCCGATGGTCGCGAAAGCTGAGATCACCGGCAGAAAGCACACAACCGTGAACGTACTTGCGTACGGGAGGGAGATCAAATGAACAAGATAATCATCAGCGGCTACATCGGCCGCGATCCGGAAATTAAATATCTACCGAGTGGGGATCCCGTCGCGAACTTCTCGCTCGGTGTAAGCCGACCAAAAACCAAGAACAATGATAACCCCGGAACCGATTGGCTCCGTGTGGTCGCGTTCGGGAAGGTATGCGACACGATCAGCAAC